ACCATTTGAGACATTTGATTAAACAAAACATTCATATCAACATTGGAAGGAAGTCCCATAAGAGTAGCAGACCTTGCGATCTCCTCCCTCATTTTCTTCGCTTCAGGATCATCAGATAAACTCAGTCTCGCATAGAGAACCTTCTGTTTATTAAGAAGTCTCTCTAGGAGTCCAATATGATAGGTTTTATCTTCATGATTCATATAGGCAAATTTCATTATCTGCCCATACACCTCCTCCTGAAGTTCAGAGATTTCACTCATCTCGGCTCTAACTATTTCAGAGTCGAAGAAACTCATTCACTTTCCTCATTATCAACCACTTCAACAGTACCAGTTTCTGGTGCTGCATCTGCTTCTTTACTTTCTTCTATCTGTTCTAGTACATCAACTGCACCTAAAAGTTTCATACGAGTCTCAGTTAAAGTGTTTAACTGATTCGTAATTTCTTTTAACTGTGTTCTTAAATTTTCAAGAACTTCTGCATTTTCAAGAGCCATGAATGACAACCTCCTTCAGGATTTTTTTGTAACGGAATATATCAATATTTAGGAAGGGAGAATACTTTTTTATTTTACGACTGACGGTTTCCCACACAGGGTCTTTCAATCGTTTATCAAAGTCTTTCGCATACCCAAATACTTCATTACATATTACCATAGTTTCTATGGATATGTCACCCCCCAGATAACCTTTCAGTATGGGTGGGTGACCTTTAGAACAATCAAATACATCATCAACTTTCTTACCGTCAAATAAACTGTCAATTTCTTCTCTAAAAACATAGGATAATGATTGAACTTTTTTCTTCCATTCAGTATATCTTCCTTCACCATCCTTAATCATCTCACCAATCCACATTGTTGCTGGATCTGTAGAGTATATAAAATTAGATACAAAGAACTCTTCTACTTCTTTATCATTCTTCTTTCTTGCAAACTTCTCAAACCAAAATCTATCCTTCCTCTTATAGAAGGCTTGCTTGGTTGCTCTTGTCTTTCCACGATACTTAATGTAATCGTAATGGTCTTTAGTAAAGTGATTTTTTAATGACAAATAGCAACGATATGCATCAAAGGCCATCATTTACCTACCTTCTCTTGATTTATTTCTAATGGTAATATGATTACCTTCAATTGTAAACTTCAAGTAATCTCTATGACTCCAACCTAATTTTTCATACATCTTGTTAAGTTTATCCATATCTTCCCATAGATCTGTGGGAGTGGGTTCTCCCCAAAAAGGATTGTCATCAGGATCATTCATAGTGGTAATTTCGCTCTTGAACTTCTCTTTAAAAAATTAAGTTCCTGTGCTTCATACTTGATTTTTTCTTTCAAAGGTTTAGAAATAAGTTTAGGAACTGATTCTAAATCAATTGCATTTAAATCACAAAAATAAACAATAGCATCAATGTAATTTAAATTTTCTTGTTTTTGAACGAGTTGTTCAATTTCTTGTGCGAAACGAGCAGGACAAAAGAATTTATCCTTCAATGCCTGTTCTAGTTCATTCTCCATTGTCTGACCTAGTATTGTGAGATACAAATTCTTTAATGTAACGTACTAACAATTTAATATAATCCCCTTTGTTTCTTTTGTCAAATACTTTTACATCACCACTAGGTGTAACCATAATAGTGATAAGTTTTTTGACAGGGATTTCAGTTAGTTCGTAGTAAGCAGCCGCATAAAAAGTTTCCTGAACGAAATAGTTTTCCAACCATTTCTCAGGTTTAATCTTCCCAGATGTTTTAAAATCTATGACCGCTAGTTCACCCTCATACTCCGCTATGCAATCGACTCTACCTGCAAGACCAAGGTACTCAGAGTAAAGGGTTCTTTCTATAGCGTGTATATTATTTATCTTGTCCAAATAAGGTTTGGCATGATGAAACATAAACTGAGTAGCAGGTTGAAACTCATTCCAATCTATTTCATTGTTCCTCATATAAACTTCAACTGCTTCATGAAAATCAGTTCCACGAGTAGTTGCTTTCTTAGTGATACGATTTGCTTCTTCTATACCAACTCGCTTTCGCCAGTCAATAAAGATCTGCCTATTGTAAAAAGAAGTAACTGACGTAATAGACGGAACCCAACTATTATCAGGTAATTGATACAGTCTACAGCCAGGGGTTTCTTTTTTCTTTAATTCAATGTCACCTAAGAAATTGTGATGGGTAAAATTCATGCACCAGATTCCAATTTAGCAAGAAGATATTCTTTACACAATCCAGAACGAACAATATCATCAACTCCAAATTCTATAAGATCAAATGATGGCATGATCCTAAGAATCTTCATGAAGTCACTAATACCATTCCTCTCATTTTGTTTCAGAAGATCGGTTTGAGTTGCATCACCACAGAACATAATCTTGGTGTTCTCTCCAACCCTTGTTATTATACTATCAAGTTCATGAAAATTCAAGTTTTGAAATTCATCAACTATAATAATTGCTTTATCAAAAGTTGTTCCACGAATGAATGATGTACTCCAGAAACCAATAGTTCCTTGAGTCTTAAGATTACCATAGAGCATTTCAAAATCTGCTTCAGTCGGCATCTCAAACATATACTTTACCATATTCTTATAAGGAATCTGATAAAGGAATGACTTATCCTCATGATCACCAGGTAAGAATCCAATCTCTCTGGTGGCAACTAAAGATCTTACAATGTATATCTTTTCATATGGTGTACTTTGATCCAGTACATCACACAATGCATTGTAGAGTGTGACAAAAGTTTTACCAGTTCCTGCTGCACCATATGCTATTAAATTTTTACCAGATTCGTAAGCATTAAATAATACCTTTTGATTTTCAGTAAGAGGTTCAACCTCTCTCATAGAATCTGCATTAATTGGCTTCTTTCTTTTCATCTGTTTAGCGGTTAAACCAACTCCAATGGGTTGATCTGCTTTCTTTTTACGTGGCATACTGTTTAATCAGGGTCGGTCATTACGGATTGAGTTGCAGACTCATAAGAGCCTTTCTTAGCTAATCTTCCAGAGATACCTCCAGATTTTTCAGCCTTCTTAAGAACTTCACCCCATCCAGGATTTTTATTCACGAGTTTATCTCTCCACTCACCAACTTCAACTCCTAAACCAGGCATGGTAGAGGGGTCAGAGTAGTCTCTTTCCCAATCAGGATTATCATCTTTCCACTGATCCCAGTCATGAACACTCATCACGACTTCTTTTTGCTCACCAGTTTCTTGATTAACGACAGGATATGTTGCCATATGAATACAATAATAGGTAGTTATTTAGACCCACTCAAGGGCTTCTGAGACTGCAGGGAACTGTTCGGTAAACACCTTCCTACATGCTTCTGCAATTACCATGTGCTCCTTCTGAGTACCATGTGCAGACCTTAGATTGATATAATGGATCCATGAACGACATGAACCAGTCATATAGATTCTAGTGGGAGTACAGAGTGGTAGTACCATTCTAGCACACTCTTTTGCAACACCCTGACTAAGCATCTGTTCATATAATGATTTAGCAGAACTAAACAAAGTAATCATCTGACGATTAAACTTATCAGTTATCTCAGGATCTAAATCATCAGTAGAGTTCTGACGATTCTTTGCATCCTGTCTACGAAGTTCTGGTAATTCTATATCACCTAGAGATGTAGTCTGTGCATACCTCTGAGAGAACTCTTGGAATGTGAAACTTCTATGTCTTAGTATCTGTGCAGCAATAGCACGAGTAGTTTCTATCTCAAGAGTCATAGTAGACTGCTCAAAGACACTCCAATGATTGTGTTTGATACAATACTTTAATAGTCCTGCATACTTTTCATTATCCTGATTAGATGGGTTAGATACTCTGGCAATGTATGCCATGAGTTGCTCCGCATCAGGAGTAATACTAACAAGTTTTACAGTCATTCATCATCCTCAAATACTTCATCATAGTCTGCCATTGATCCTACATGCTCCTGATAGTTTTCTTGTTTGTAAGCATCAACATCTGAATAAACTTCAGATTCAAGTTCTTCCACAATCTCTTTAAGAGCCATGACAAGAACTTTTAACTTTGATTTGTTCATTCGGATTGCTTTTCAACTAATTATAGTACAAAAAAAGAGGGGTGTAAACCCCTCCCCCATTTTACTGGTAAATTTTTTCAAGCATTAACAAGTTCTTTATCGAACTTAACACCACGATAAGTCATCTCTGTCTTAGATGATGCTGTCTGGTTACGCTTGTCGTTGGTGTCATACTTAACACCACGGTATGTGACTTGTGCCATTGGATTACTCCTAAAGTAGTTGGATTTTAAGGCCCGTTCCTTTAGTCGGCTTTTGCGTCCTCAAAGCATCCCTCTTCAGTACTCATCTTGACCTGCTGAACTAATTCAGCACGGTTCTCAGTAGAAGGTGCCATTCGAGAAATAATATCCTCGGCACTTTCACATGATAAAAGAGTAGCGATTAGAAATTCCATAAGGATGAACGATCCGTTCCGAGTCGGCTTACTTGCGTCTCTTGTGAGATGAACGTAAAGGTATGTTAGCATACCCTAACTATATAGTCAAGCAGTTTTGTATTTTGTGATACAAAACTTAAAATTATAAAATAACTTCCCCTATTACCCACGATTTTAAACCATTTCTATTTATTAATCGTATAGTATCGTCAACTGATTCTTCTGGAACCACCACACAATATCCAATACCCATATTAAAAGTAGTAATCATATCCTCTTCAGGTATCTCACCATCAAGCATAATTTTACTGAATATATCTGGTATAGGCCATGAATTATAATTAACCTTCACTCCATATTTCTGAGGAACACATCTTGGAAGATTCTCTGGGATACCTCCACCTGTAATATGTGCCATACCAAGAATAGGAGCGTCCTCTAGGAGAATCTTAACTATAGGTGCATAGATTCTAGTGGGATCAAGTAATTCAGGAGTATCATCAAGTTTTATTTTATGACGAAATAAAAGTTCTCGAATCAAACTATATCCATTACTATGAAGACCATTACTTTCTATACCAATAATTTGATCCCCTTCCTTAACACGTTTTCCATTTATTATAAGACTCTCATCCACAACACCAGTACAAAATCCAGAAACATCTCTGATAGGAGGTGCCATTGCTAACCGTTGTGGATGTTCTGCTGTTTCACCACCCAATAAACTACAACCAGAAATTTTACATCCTGCTGATATACCCTCAACTAAAGCTTTCAAATGTCCACCATACTTTGTTACACTAGAAGTACAAATATAATCTAAAAAATATAATGGGTCTGCACCACATGTAATCACATCATTCACACACATCGCAACAAGATCTATACCTATACCTTGCATAGGAGACAGATCACTACCACATTTTAATTCTGCAACATGTAATTTAGTTCCTACACCATCAGTTCCAGAAACTAATACTGGTTTATCATATCCAGAAGGGATTCTCATCATCCCATTAAAACCACCAAATCCACCCATAACTTCAGGACTATGAGTGGATTTTACTATGTGTTTAATTTGGTCTACAAATGATCTTCCAGCTTCAATGTCAACACCTGCATCCTTATAATTCATAAAGGTCTACCATCCTTATCAACTAAACCAAGTTTTTTAATTTGATTCATATTAGATTTCTCATTCCTTTTTATTTTCTTATACTCTTTAATAAGTTTGTCTACTTCATCATTTGATATATTAACTTTCAACTCATTGGTTTCATCTTCT